CATTAATTTTGTTTAGGAATCTAGAATGATTAAAATAATCTACAATGCCGACATTTTAGGTTGACACCTAAAAAGTAGTATGCTATATTTATTAATATAAATAGGAGGGCGATGCTATGAGAACACAACCACAAGCTGTAATCAAAAAACTTGAAGCAGACAACAGTCGCTTAGGCAAAGAATCAATCCTAAAACAATCACACGAAGAAGGACTTCCAGAATTCTTTGAAGGTTTAAGCATGGCACTTGATGCTCTTGTAACATTTGGGGTAAAGCAAGTGCCAGAGCGTTCGGATGTGTTGAGTGGACAAGGACTGTCTTGGAGCGTGTTTAAAGAACTTGCAGATAAACTACAACAGCGAGAACTAACAGGACACGCTGCTCGCGATGCAATCGAACTTGCAATGAGTGTTGCTACTACCGAACAGTGGAACGGATGGTATCGTCGCATCCTTATCAAAGACCTGCGCTGTGGTGTAAGTGAAAAGACTGTTAACAAAGTAGTGCCAGGATGTATTCCTGTGTTCACTTGTGCTCTTGCTCATGATAGTGCCAAGCACGAAAAGAAAATGACTGGCAAGAAGCAGATTGAAATCAAACTAGACGGTGTGCGTGTTATTACAATCATTCGTGGCAACAAGGTAGAAATGTTTAGCCGCAATGGAAAACAGTTTCACAACTTTGGACACATCATTGCAGAACTTGAAGCAGTGATCAAAGAGTATCCTGTACCTTATCCGCTTGTATTAGACGGCGAAGTAATGAGTGCAGACTTTCAAGATCTTATGAAGCAGATTCATCGCAAAGATGGTAAACAGCACAACGATGCTGTACTGCACTTGTTTGATACTGTGCCGCTAGGATGCTTTATAAATGGTAGCTGGGATAAGCCACAAAGTTTTCGTAGTGAGATTACCAAGCATTGGGTAGAAGAACACAAAGACGTCTTAGAGCACGTACAAGCACTGGATTGGGAAAATGTAGACTTAGACACTGCTGAAGGACAAACACGCTTTGTAGAGCTTAATAAAGCAGCCGTTGACGGTGGTTACGAGGGTGTTATGATCAAAGACGTTGATGCACCATATGAATGTAAGCGTACACACGCTTGGCTCAAAGCGAAACCGTTTATTGAAGTAACATTGGAGGTAGTAGATGTCGAAGAAGGAACAGGACGAAACGAAGGACGCTTGGGAGCATTGGTATGCTCTGGAGAGGATGATGGACGAAATATCCAAGTTAATTGCGGTAGCGGGTTCAGTGATACTGATCGTGATAGTTTTTGGACTCGTCGTAGCAGTATTGTCGGCCAACTTGTAGAAGTAAGAGCAGACGCCGTAACACAAAATCAAGACGGAACATACAGCCTACGCTTTCCACGCTTTAAAACATTCCGTGGATTCGAAGTTGGTGAAAAATTATAATAAGGTTATCGCAAAGAAAGTAAAAGATGATGTTGATGAAAATGTTTAAGCCTAAACACACCCACGATTGGGAACTTGTTTCGTGTAATGACGACTATCATACTACCTATACTGACACAAACAAAACAGTAAACTGGCAACAGCGTTTTTATAAATGCCGTTGCGGTTCTAGAAAGCACGAAGACAATCGTACTAGTAAATATGAAACACATAAAGGGTTAGAAGCTGCTAAGAAAAACTGGATCGATGCCGGTGTTGTTCCAAAAAACAGTTACTACCCTGGAAACCAAAACGGTTATGTAAAGGTCGATGATGTACCTCAAGACGCATTAGATCCAATTGAAAAACTCAATAGCAATCTAGAGGACATTGCTCGCGCAGTTCTTGCTATCAAACGTGATTACGATCTTGAAGCAAAATATCCTAAACTCAAATCTGCTGCTGATGAATACAATCGTCAGTTGGACAAATATCATAATTTTGAAAGTTTAAAGGAGACTAACTAATGAACGGTGATTTAATTATAATTCTGGGTATGTACTTCGCAGCCTGTGTTTTAATTTTAGTGTTGCCCAGCGTTGAGCACTATATGGAACGGCAAAATGAACACGAGTTAAGAATAGCCTGCGTTAATGCAGGTAAAACTCTAATAGATGGTAATTGCATAAACGGAGAAACAAAATGAATGGTAATTTAATTGTAGCAATGTTTTTTACTCTCTTTGTTTTGGCTATGGTGTTGCCCGGGTTTGGCCTATACATGGAACAGAAACGGGAACATGAGTTAAAAATAGCTTGTATCAACGCAGGTAAAACTCTAATAGAAGGTAGCTGCATAAATGGGAACTAATCAAACGGAAAATGGGTTAGAGGAGGCTATTAAATGACTATAGTTCGAACTGACACTGGTCACATCTGTGCTAACGGCAGTTGGTACAATCTCCATGACTTAGTAGATACTGTTTTTGAACGTGTCAAAGCCTGGGGCTCTAATAATCCAGGCTTTGACTCTCCGAATTGGTTCTATACAGGATCGCCATATGCTGATGAGATTGTTGCACTAGGCTGCTCAGAAGTAGACGCTCCTGCTAACTATAGAATTGAATGTGTTCCTAGGCTAGGCAAAGTTTGGCGCAGCCGAGAACCAATGTGGCCTGAGATTTTTAACTGTGCTGTTAAAGAGGAAATCTAATGAAAGGTAATCTAATTGTGGCTATGCTCTTTTTTTCACTGGTTTTGTTTTTGTTTACGTTGCCCGGCTTTGGCAAATATGTAAACCAAAGGTATGAACGTGATTTAAAAATAGCTTGTATCGACGCAGGTAACACTCTAATAGAAGATAGCTATATAGGTGGAGAATAAAAATGAAAACTAATCTAACTCAAAAACAACTAGATCAACTTGCAGAGCTTATCACATTCAGTGAGAACGAAGACGGAACTTTGTTTATTAAAGACATCAAAGGCACTGTCTATGGTGATATCTACGGCAATGTTAAAGGCAATGTTGAAGGTGACGTAGGCGGTTATGTTGGAGGTGATGTCAACGGTGATGTCCACAATAATGTCTTAGGTGATATTGTAGGTGATGTCAAAGGCAATGTCGAGGGTGATGTCAAAGGCACTGTCGGAGGTAGTGTCTGTGGTGATGTCGAAGGTGATATCTATGGTAATGTCAACGGAAATGTCCACGATAATGTCTTAGGTGATATTGTAGGTTATGTTGGAGGTGATGTTGGAGGTATTATCTTTGGCAATGTCGAGGGTGATGTTAGAGGTAGTGTCGGAGGTAGTGTCTACGGTGATGTTTTATGCAACGTCAAAGGTAATGTTTGGGGTGATGTAAAAGGTAATGTCGAAGGTATTGTCTGTGGTAATGTTAAAGGAGAAACATAAATGGCATATGTAACAGTTGATGTAGAGTTAAACGAGTTCGATGACGAAGAGATTGTATACGAACTTAAAGAACGCGGTTATTTCGTGCAGAAAGAATCATTCGAATTTAACAAACTAGACAAGTATGAACTTGATTTCATACTAGACTTGGTTGACAAGAACAACACAGACGTGTATACTAATAGAGTAAGAGATAAACTTTATAACCTAAGGCACGGATTATGAACATACAACACTATCCATTATTTGATACAGCAAAAGTAGAAAAGATTTACTCAGAAAAAGATGGTGTAGATGTAAAGTACGTTTGCACCACAGACTTGCAAGCAAGCGATGTTCCTGTGGATATCTTCTATCGTCCTACACCACATCCTGAGTTTGGCAATCGTTACTTTGGTATATTCCGCGCTACTGGGTATGGTGCTGCGTTAGAGCCTCAAATCATGATCACAAATGCTGATGTTGTAGAGTCATTTGTGTTTGGCATGGTAGAAGATGACAATGGTAAATTGCAGTACAGTCAAAGTCATCACGACTATTGTGCATTTGACAATGGTAATATGATTGACGGCGGCAGAAAATATATTCGTACATCTCAAGGCTGTAGAATTTATAAGATAGTAGATGGTGAACTTCGTGAAACCAAAATCGAAGAATAACAGCAAAAACACTGATGCATCAAATGTATATTAAATCAGTTGGAGACAACGATTGAGATGGAAAACTAAAAAAAAGCCAGCGCACGGAGATGAGCGTATTGTGTGGTACTTTGCGTTTTGGCCTACACCACTTTCAGATGGGAATACGGTATGGTTAGAACGCTACTGGTCTCGAGAAAGATGGCATTATTCTCCATATTCGGCATTCGGCGGATGGTGGCTCGAGATTTCTACTCTTAGAAATGAAGGAGGTGGAGTTGACCTACAGCGTAAAGCCGAAAAATCCTCTACTGTGGATCAAGTACAGGATACTTGAGTGGCAGTGGGATAGAGTCCTGCGCAAGAGTAGACACAGTTCTTGGAATGCGTATCTTTGGTGGAATGACCTTGACTTCAATATCACTGGACACACTGTGCAAGATCAATTTCACGGATACACTCATATTGCAAAAGTGGATTATGCCAAACTTCCTACACACTTTAACGCACTATTTGGTCCCATCGAACACTGTGAAGAAATAACTGCGTGGTGTGAAAAAAACTGCCGCAGTAAATATAGAAATCACTGGGAGCGAGTGATACAGGATCACAAAGGACAGTATCTGCCCTGCGCCGCCGGTGGCACTGATGAACTGTTTTTTGCTTTCAAAGACGAAAGAGATTACATAATGTTTACGCTGAGGTGGCTTTGACTTATAGAGTTGAAATAAAACAATGTCTTGAACAGTTCCATCGTGCTCATAAAGCATTGATAGAACGCTTTGGCGGCAAGCGGCATCTTACACCGCCGCCCACTATGTTTATGATGGAAGACAACTGGTACAAACTCTACATTGCCAGGTGGTACAAACTCTACAGTGCCAGGCCTGTTAGGAGAAACTCCAGTTGGAAATATCTTGACTTTAAAAGCGAACGGCATTATACTTTATTTGTACTAAAGTGGAGTTAACATGAGTCCTTGGGTTACTGTAGACTGCGGCTGCAACGGCTATAAGAGAGAACGGTGGTGTGGTTATTGGCGACAGTTTATGGGATATGTGTTTGACACGGAACCTCCTTATGACTACAACGGCTCAAAAATCTATTGGGCTATACACAATGCTGATATGAGAGAAACTATGACAACTATTTGGAGTTTAAAAGAACAAGGATACAGAACCAGTTGTGCAGGCAAGGTAAAAACTTTCTTTTGGGTTGACGGAGATTTCTATAGACAAAACAGCAAAGAGATACTACAATGGGCTGAACGATACAACTGTAAAGTGCCAAGTAGAGAACACGGATGGATTGAAATGCCCGACGATAGAATAGAAACACTGTTTAGATTAACTTGGGCAGGAAAGAGTTACGGATGAGCAAACCAATTGAAATTAGTCATCCACAATGGATGAAACTTTACGAACAGTTGAAAAAGGATCATCCGCCTAGTGTGATGATGATTCGTGACAAGATGCGACTAACGTTAGGTTTTGTACATCGCGAATATCGAGACTGGGATAACAATATGGGCGAGTATCGTAAGAAGTGCATTATGCTTGACTTTTATAACGAGAAGAAACGTACATTCTTTATTATGAAGTACAGTGACTATATTCAACAGGAACAAGTAAAGGACGACTTTTGATATGATTTACAAACTTGGCACAATAATGGGACACATTGGACACGCTCCTCCTGAGGCAGAACCTTGGTCTATTCTCAAACCGCTGGGCATTGATGTAGCGTTGGCAAAACGAGCTGTACATAAACTTTACTTCGAGGAGGCATTGGGTTATACTGACGGATTTGCTACCTATCACGATGTATTCTTTATCCCTAACGATACTAAACACGGTAGCTTATTTGCTATGAAATATGGAACCAAAATCAATGAATAATGATCTAGAAGACTTTAAAAACAAATACCGCGCTACTGTGTCACAAGGTCGTATGCGTTATACGATTCCTACACGAGGTAGTATGTATCCGTATGACCCATTTGATACAACCTTTGAAACAACCATTAAAACAGAATATAGTGTGCAGATTGATATGAGCCAGAATGACTTTGCGCACCTTGTTCATATGCAAAAAAACTTTTACGATATTATAAATAGGAGAGGCCCGTGTGAAATTGTAGAGGAATATGAGCGCGAACAGCGTATACGCCAGGACAATCCTAGTGTGAGAATAGCATACGAAAAGTATCAAACACTGATGAATATGGTAGACGGTCACTATGACTAAAATTTATATTGATACAGAATTCAATGGCTTTAATGGTCGTCTAATAAGTATGGCTCTAGTTGCAGAAGATGGCAACGAGTTTTATGAAGTATTAGAGTGCGCTAATCCTGTAGAATGGGTTGCAATTAATGTAATGCCCTTCCTAGAAAAGGAACCTGTAGAAGCTCACGTATTTCAAACCAAACTACAACAGTTCTTATATCAATATGATTCGATTGAACTGATTGCAGACTGGCCCGAAGACATTAAACACTTCTGTTCAGCACTTATTACTGGACCAGGACTGTGTCTAAACTATCCGCAGATCGCTATGACCATGCGCAGAGATCTAAGCAGTGCTAACAGCAAAGTTCCGCACAATGCACTACACGATGCACGAGCGATTGCAGATGAAGATTTGAGTAGAGCATATGGTTGAAGTTCCTTGGTTGTTAGAGATGGTCGATTCTGAAGATAGCAATGCGTTGAACCATTTTTTACAACGCAACTGGGGAATGCCTTGGCTCGACTACCTGATAGATAACAATCAAGGCATTGAATGTGAAAGGGTTTATAAACCTGATATAGATATGTATGAAGTTATCTTTAAGTTTAAGATAGAACCAAAGAAAGAAACATACTATAGGTTAAAGTATGGTTGATACAGATAGTAAGTACATACTACACGAGTTTACTATGGACGGCGTGGAGTTTATGCGCCACGTGCTGGAACAGGCACCAGAGCGTCCAGATCTGGAAGCCTACTGTGCTGAGATGATCGATCTGTGGAAGCAAACACCAGAAGGCAAATGGTGTGTGGAAAAAGCCACAGACTTAGAATATCGTGCAGTAGGTATAGATCCTATAACATTTGGGCATCGTTTTCTTATTACAGGATATTTAAGTGGCAAATACGCTACATTCTGGGATCTCAAAAGAGATCAACATGCTATAGTTTGAAGTATGACACAGAAATAACCAATTATATGTGTATATTTTATCAAGATGATAAATAAAGTATAACAAAAGGAAAGTAAGTTCAATGAAACTCACCGTCACAACAGTAGAATATTCAACACTAGGATCGAGTAATCCGGGTGCGGATGTCTGCTCGGAGGGCTGGGGAGGAGGAAACTAAAAAAGTTTCCAGAACTTTACAAGCCCTTAGCAGAAATGTTAGGGGCTTTTTTTATGACTAAGGCAAAATAATAGTTGACAGGCACACAGTAAGACACTATAACTAATATATAGGACGCAAAGAACAACAGTGTTAAGAGACACAACAGTTTAGATGCTCCTAAATAAAAGTTAAACGAAGTGGTTGACACACACTTAAAACAGTGTTACATTAACTAAGTAGGCAGCAATGTTTACACGCTATTTGACAATTTAGACACAATATTAGTTCTTAGACGCAAGTCGATGATAGAACGGTAAGTAGAGGAACACGTAATACCAAAACGTGTTCATTAACTCTACTTACACATGCTAATGAAATCGTGAAAGTTACTAGGTCTTGAACGCCTATACTTTCCAAAAGTTAGCAGTTGTAAGTAGAGTTTATTCTATTTTCACATGCATACATCCAGATGTAGCTACCTGGTAGTGGACTATATAGTCAGTGACAAGAAAACACGTTCGATTCGTGGTGTGCAGATGTAAGTAGAGTTTATTCCCCAGTAGCTCAGCGGTAGTAGCAACTGACTGTTAATCAGTGTGTCGCAAGTTCGATCCTTGCCTGGGGAGCCAATATACGGTACTTCTAAGTTAACCTTTTTAGAAGCTAAGTCGCCCATGAGGGGGTAGAGCCTAACACATAGAGAGGTTGATATGAAATATCTAACTGACGGCAAAAGACATTTGATATGCGATCCCTATTCGATAGAAAATCTTCATCGAATGGCAGATGATCTAGGTATCAAGCGTTGTTGGTTTCATAAAGATCACTACGACATACCGAAGCGCAGGATCAAAGAAATAGAAGCTCGATGTGAGATTGTTTCGAGTAGAGAAATAGTAAGAATACGGAGCGGGGGCAGGATGGTAATGCAGCAGATTGCTAATCTGTAGAACGTGCAAACGTTCACTGGGTTCGACTCCCAGTCGCTCCGCCAAGTTTAACCTAGTCCTGTTGGACGGACCCCTGTTGAGGAATGGTGCAAGTCGACTCGCACTCGATACTGCACTGGACCAAGTGATAGCAGGGCAACAGGACAAAGGTTGCTAACCTGAAGAGCCGCGAACTTGAAAGGTTAGATTTATTTGCGGATGTAGCTCAGTTGGTAGAGCGTCAGATTTCCAATCTGAATGTCGCCAGTTCGAACCTGGTCGTCCGCTCCAACAGTTAAATAGAATAATGCCCCTATAGCTCAGCTGGTAGAGCAACTGATTTGTAATCAGTAGGTCCGCGGTTCGAGTCCGTGTGGGGGCACCATATAATGCCCAATTGGTGGAATTGGTAGACACGCTGGTTTTAGGTACCAGTGCGCAAGCGTGGGGGTTCGAGTCCCTCATTGGGCACCATAGTTTTCCTCGGTGTAGCTTAGCCTGGTAAAGCGCCTGGTTTGGGACCAGGAGACCGTAGGTTCGAGTCCTACCACCGAGACCAATAAAAAATAACAAAAAGTGGTTGACATTGTTTAAAACGATGTTATATTAATTAAGTAAGCAAAAACTGTGTTTACACAGGCACTAACAAGGTGTAAGGGTGACATATACTTTGGGCGAAAGCAGTAAGATAGCACGAAGTACAAGTGCCGTACCTGTTAGTAGTTTTGGTACAAGGTGGAGTTGGTTCGAGTCCAACAGTTAGTGTCGTTGTAAACATAGTAAGATGGGCGGTTTAGCGTCCATATAAGGGTAAGGCAGGCAACTGTCCCAAAGCAAGGCTTCCTATAAACTTGCGCCAGCAATGGTCCATCTAAACAAGCCTGGGTTAGGGTTGACTCGCTGCTAAAAGCGAAAGCAACTCCCGTCCGTAGAAAGGCGGTAGGCAGTAAGTTAGTGTTGTAGTCCGAAAGGATAGGAACAGAGCCAGTCGGTGAGTTCCAAGAGGCTGTGGTGGCTGAACTGCAACATACCAAACTAACGAATGCTGAAAACCAACAGGTAGTTACATAGTCTGAGTCGCAAGCAAAGGCAACGTAGCAGTACAAGAGTTGAAAGACTTGAAGAACCGTTTAGTAGCTCGCAAGGCAAAAAACAGTAGGTGTGTTGTATTCTGTATCTAACAAGATATGGAGCAACTGGAGCAGCACATCTAAGTAGGTCGCAAATAGCTCAATTGGTAGAGCAATTCCCTTCTAAGGAATCGTCGGAGGTTCAAATCCTTCTTTGATATAAAAAGCGAAAGACTGCTCCGGTATGCTGTTAAAGGCGCTTAATGCCACACTGTTCGCAGAATGTGGTTCACTGAAACTCGCAAGGTGGATGTGATTGTTCGGAAAGAAGACGTAACAGTTTAGCGACTGTGAACTGCTCATAAGGCAGGCGGAAGATAGATGGACGAGTAGCAGTATACGACACGTGAAACGCCACACGTTAAAAAAGGCAGCGCTGGAAGATACTTGAGAATCCGAAAGGACTTGAGTGGATACGTGCTAACCATCCTCGCAAGGGATAGGGTACGGTTATTAAAGGCTTCCATCCTACGCTGTAATCTCAGGCTAGGAAAAGACTACTTTTGATGATACATTGACTTAAAATACCGGTACCGTTTGTGGAAAGTGATGGAACGGTTGATGTATCTTCTAAGATAGTTTAAAATATCTTACAAAAGGGGGTTAGCTCAGTTGGGAGAGCGATTCCGACCAATAGCCAAGGTCCTAGACGTTGTGAAGCTACAGGCTTTGTATGTAGTGAGAAAGCTAGGAGACCTGTCAGTAGGGCCTAAACTGACACTTATTTGGGGGTTTAGCTCAGTTGGGAGAGCGATTGCTTTGCAAGCAATAGGTCATCGGTTCGATCCCGGTAACCTCCACCAAGTTTCCAGTCTTAGTTACTACGATCTCTCAGTTAAAAGCTGTCGTAGTGTAAAGTGAAACACTATAGGGTTAACTCCTAAGGTAGCTGGAAAGCCCATTGCGGGTGTAGCTCAGTGGTAGAGCATTTCGTTGCCAACGAAAATGTCGTCAGTTCGATCCTGATCACCCGCTCCATTAATACTTTCTAGGGCTGCAAACCAGATAGTATGTGCAGGCAAGCATCGGGTCGCGCCCGGGCCGACGAGTGAAATCGTGACAAGCAGGGAGAGACCTGCACAAAGTTTATCGCAGAGTAGTAGCAGTCCGGTTAGCTCACTTGGCTCATAACCAAGAGGTCGGTGGTTCGAATCCACCCTCTGCAACCAGTATAGCAAAAGAGTGCCGCCGTTGGTCCGTGGCGGTCTTTTGCTTTGAATCTATAAATCCTATACTAAACCGATTGCACCAAGCGGATTCATACCCGATCTTGTTGACTGCCTTCAAACGTGTAGGGGTCGGATGCACAGTTTCCACTCTGTGTCGGCTAACGGACCGCCAAATTTTAGGAAGCGTGGCAGAGTCAGGCTTATTGCACCGGTCTTGAAAACCGACGAACGTTAATAGCGTTCCCAGGGTTCGAATCCCTGCGCTTCCGCCATAACAAATGCGAGATTAGCTCAGTTGGTAGAGCGCGGTCTTTACACGGCTGATGTCGGCGGTTCGAACCCGTCATCTCGCACCATAAATACATAACATTCGAAAGGATATTATGTTGAATGTTTTTAAACGCAAACCCGCTAA